TTATCCGATATTAATCAGTTTGTCACTAATAGTTTGATTCAGATACTTATCGGCTGCATTAAGGTACTCTACCCGGCGGGTATTACCAATCCCCACAGGATTTCGTTTGTTAGCGGTGCCACTTAATCCACCCAGTTGCTCGAATCGTCGTTGTTCTAATCCTCTGGCGGTATTTTTACCTGCTTGTCCATAGCCTTCATAGAAAACTTCGGGTGGTTTTCCACCAAAGCGTTCAAAGTTGCCATTATACCGATACTTGACAACATCGGTTCCCATTTGTTGCCCCCGCATACTGGCATACCCCACATATGGTTTACCAGTGGTAGTATCCATACCTTGATAGGTAATATGAGTGGTTGTGGCCGGATTACTTGCCAAGCTATATGGATGAATCCACGTCACTGGATTCAGTACAACAAATTCAGTGGAATATTCATATTTTTGCCTCAATAATGTAATAGGCGATGAAAGAGCAATAGAGAAGCTATAACAGGGAGGTTGATGTATTCTATTAATTTTGGTGGTTGGTATTTTTTAGTGTGAAAAATGTGGAATTGTTGAACAAAACAACACTAATAAGCTCATCTTTAAAACTAATTTTATTGAATAAAAGCATTAATACATATCAATATCTAACACATCGTTAGTTAGATGTAACTTGTTTCTACTTCAATTTCTTTAGAACCATTATTTGTGATGAATTTTTCATCAAGGAAATGTCCTGTAATCAGATTAACTCAACTTCCCCGCTGTTTAAATAAAACTCATCCTCAATTCAGCCCGCCAGTGCCTTAATTGATTTGACGATTTCCAAAAACCTTGGTTTGCTGGAAACGGTGGCAAGGGCGAGAAATGCGGTGCCGGCCAGCCGGAAAATTAACGGCCAGGCGTTGACTGGGGATATCAGTTTGGGAGCCGAGGATATAGGGGCGTTTCCGAGTGTCGTTTCACTTGATTCTATCCCAACCCGATCATACGTTGGTCCTTTTTCCGGGGAAAGAAATACGAGATGGGCGAAAGGTATTAACATTGGACAATCAAGTGACGTTGGTCAGATATATATTACAGCAGATGGTGTGCTATACGCATATTTTCTAAATTCAAATGGAGATATAGCGGGGGGCTCAGTAGGTAGTTACCCTGTCGGTGCTCCTATTCCGTGGCCGTTACCTAATCCCCCAGCTGGTTATCTCGCATGCAACGGTCAGATATTTAATAAATCCTCATATACGAGATTAGCGGAAGTTTATCCATCAGGTGTTTTACCAGATTTACGCGGTGAATTTATTCGTGGTTGGGACGATAGCCGAGGTGTTGATAGTGGCCGAGTGTGTGGCACATGGCAAGAAGGGGCTTATTTAGTACAAGAAACTAATAATCCTCCGGACAACGTTGTTAACTTCTCGCTGAATAATCGAGCAGCATTGAACTGGGATATTCCGAATAGTAGCAATATTCAAGTAAGAGCGAGGTCAGTATTCAGTAATACGTCAACTTGGACTACGGAAGCTCAATTTATTGGTGTCACTCGCCCCCGCAACATCGCATTCAATTACATAGTGAGAGCAGCATAATGACTGAACAAAAATACTCTTTAGAACATGAAACAGCCGTATTAGGTAAAGACGGATTAGCGACTCAAGCCGGCTGGATAAAAGTTTATCACGCTAATCAAATCACAAGGGAATTTACCAACTCTAATATTGAATATGTCATGCTGGGCGTCAGCTTATCAGCTGGAGCTTATCCTGATGCACCAGAACTTCCCGATTCTCATGATATGGCTGTTTGTCGTAGTGAAGACAGTAAGTGCTGGGAAATCGTTCCTGATTACCGTAGAAAAATAGCTTACGATACTCAAACACGGCAGAAACGTGAAATTACGGAACCCGGTGAGTTACCAGAAAAACTGACCTTCAAACAACCTGCCACTGATTATGATAAGTGGGACGGTAAAGAGTGGGTGACAGATAAAGATGCCTTGAGGACAAACCAGATTCAGCAGGCAGAGCAAAAACGTACCACACTTCTTCAGCAAGCCAATGAAGTCGTTGGATTACTCCAACATGCCGTAGATACTGAATTAGCTTCAGAGCAAGACAAATCGCTATTGTTAGCGTGGAAAAAGTACCTGGTATTACTGAGTCGGGTTGACATTTCGTCAGCACCAGAAATTCACTGGCCTGAAAAACCTGTAAAATAATACAAATTAGAACCGCATAACTCTCAGAGCATTGGCAAACCCTATTCAAAGATGATGGGGTTTGTTCTTTCATCATTAAAATTTCATTGAACGACATTAACCTGAAACCTGGGCTAACTCGTTGCTTATTATCACTTTAATCGACATCACCGGCTCAATGGGGAATTGACTTTATGAACTAGGAGATCTTTAATACCCATTCCTCAAGTGAGTTCCTCTACTGGAGAACAGTTTCCAGAAGAGGAAAACTTAACATAGCAGACAGATAGTTTTTCTTACGGGATTTGATTTGTATTAGATCAAAGTGCTGACCCAAAAGTCAACACTTTGTCAGTAGTCTGAGAACTGTATAACTTTGTTTTTATTTTGGCTGTTCCGGCCACTTCATATTCGATGCAGTGGTATTTATAGACGATGAAGGAATGATAGACGAAGCTATAACAGGGAGATTAATGAATATTTAAATCAACGGCATCCTGTAATGGCGCCATTTTAATGGCAGCTTGTTCCAGAAAATAATATTGCTGACGTTTATCCACTTTATCTTTCTGCTCTAAGATGGCCTGGTGATATAATTCCTGAGCTTCCTGAACACTGAAACCCATCGAGATTAATTGATGGGGTTCAGCTGGCACATTAACATATTCATAGCCATTTTTATCTATTAATTTATTTAATTTTATCATATATCCTCATTATGGTTTCTTTTGATAACGTGAATCATATTCCAGAGAATAAGGTGTTGTATTATCATTATATTCTTCGCCTAATAGTGGATCGTTAATGGCTAACGATTTCACCATCCACTTCATTTCACGCTTAAGATCTGCACTTGACCACTGATATATTTCAACCTCTCCTTCTTCACGTGAATAATGAATTGGTTGGAAATTACTGGTCGTAAAATAGGTTAAACCACCACGTAAATAACAACCACTATAAACGTAACAATCTACAACATCACCAGATTTAACATCACCATAGATAGGATATTTACCATCAACGGGTCTAGCGATGCTTATCATGGCGTAGCGGATCGCTTTTATTGTTTTACGATAGGTTTGATTTATGCGTTTAATATTTAAATATTGTGCATCACCACCCCACCGATGCTCTCCCCCCTCTATTTGTGCAAGTAATCCAGCAACATGTGTCACACCTTCACCGAATGGTTTTTTTTCTGCATCATATGGATAGGGCCTATGAAGAGTTAACCAAGAATTCGCTCCAACATTAGGTGGAAAGTCCCACCAAACTGGATAATAGCGGTCAGTACTTAGGCCAGTAAGATCAATCTTAGTGGTATAACGTGGTTCAGCCTGAATATCTGCCGCAGCCCGGCTCGCAATTGTTTGTTTGTCAATGTCCTCATGAACATATGTACCTGCTAATAAACGTCCAGAACCTACCTCCATTAAGTTTCCACTAGATGTACCAACATTACGTTTTGCCGCTTCTGTTAAACCAAGGTTTTTGGAAATCGTCAAATCAATTAAGGCACTGGCGGGCTGAATTGAGGATGAGTTTTATTTAAACAGCGGGAAAGTTGAGTTAATCTGATTATCAGAGTATTTCGCAGTAGAGAAGTATGTATTATAAACGATGGATCTGAAGAAGGCGGGTATGCAGTATCTATACGTTCCAATCCTCACAGGCCCAGCATAAGTATATGCCAAAGTAAGGAATGAAGCGGACCATGAGGGTATTTCGGGCCTCAGGGTTATCGAAAAGGTACAGGTAAGCGACTGGTTAACGGTCTCAGTTGTTCTCTGTCATCCCATAGCCCCGGAAACACTTCGAATTTCAGGTCATCGCGGTTAATACCCGTATCAAAGTAACGACACAAACGTTCATTCAGCTCTTCATGTGCCCACATATTAGTTAACTCATATTTTTCAATAAGTTCTCGATCCTCCAGTAACGATAAGTCTTCTTTTAACACAGGCGCAAATGTGGTGCCAACATTACCCTTTGGGCCAATATCAATCAGTCTGCCTCCCATAAATAAGAAACTCTGTTCATCTCCAGGGTAGTGATCGACATCCATTGAAGAATAAGCTTTTATCCAATAATTATCATAAGGCTGGATGTTGGGAATAACTGATTTTTCTTTGATTTTATCCTGAACCAGAAATTTATTAACGGTGTTAACAATAAAGACTCTGAACAAAATGTTAACATCATTGAGATCGATATTTTCCCATATACCATCCGTATTGGTGATATTATAGACGATGAAGGAATGATAGACGAAGCTATAACAGGGAGATTAATGTGTTCTATATGATTTTGGCGGTTAATATTCGTCTGGTATGCTGAATGTGATAAATCTCACAAAACAACACCAATAAGATTATCTTTTAGACTAACTTTCTTAGGTAAACACGCCATCTACCGACGCACGTCAACTCCAGGAATTATGAGATATATAACTTGTTACTGTTTTTGTTTTGCAATTTTACTGCCTACTTAAACAGGGGGTAATCAGATTAACTCAACTTCCCCGCTGTTTAAATAAAACTCATCCTCAATTCAGCCCGCCAGTGCCTTAATTGATTTGACGATTTCCAAAAACCTTGGTTTGCTGGAAACGGTGGCAAGGGCGAAAAGTGCGTATCCAAAATCGGGCGGTGTTGTCAATGGAAATGTAGATGCAACTGGATATGTTTCTGGTAAGGGAGTCTATGAGGCACCGGGTATTCGGGTATATAGTTCAATAAACAAACCAACCGCGGCAGATATTCAGGCTGAACCACGCTATACCACCAAGATTGATCTTACTGGCCTGAGTACTGACCGTTATTATCCGGTTTGGTGGCACTTCCCTCCTAATGTCGGAGCAAATTCCTGGTTAACACTTCATAGACCTTATCCATATGATGCAGAAAAAAAACCATTTGGTGAAGGTGTGACACATGTTGCTGGACTACTTGTACAAATAGAAGGAGGAGATGTGCCGTGGGGAGGTGATGCTCTCTATCTTAATATTAAACGCATAAATCAAACCTATCGTAAAACGGTAAAAGCAATCCGTCACGCCATGATAAGCGTTGCCAGACCCGTTGACGGCAAATATCCTCTTTATGGTGATGTAAAATCCGGTGATATTGTGGGTTGTTCTGTTTACAATGGTTGTTATTTACGTGGTGGTTTAACCTATTTTACGATCAGTAATTTTCAGTCAATCCATTATTCACGTGAAGAAGGAGAGGTTGAAATATCTCAGTGGTCAAATGCAGATCTTGATCGAGAAATAAAGTGGATGGTAAAGTCTTTAACCATCAATGATCCGTTATTAGGTGAAGAATATACTGATAACACAATACCTTATTCTCTGGAATATGACGCACGTTATCAAAAGAAATCTTGATGAGGATATATGATAATATTAAATAGACTGACAGACAAAAATGGCTATGAATATGTCAATGTACCAGCGGAACCGCATCAATTAATCTCGATGGGTTTCAGTGTTCAGGAAGCTCAGGAATTATATCACCAGGCCATCTTAGAGCAGAAAGATAAAGTGGATAAACGTCAGCAATATTATTTTCTGGAACAAGCTGCCATTAAAATGGCGCCATTACAGGATGCCGTTGATTTAAATATTGCTACAGATAACGAGATAACAAAGCTGATGGAATGGAAAAAATATCGCGTCGCGTTAAATCGGATGGATACCACCGCATCGAATATGAAGTGGCCGGAACAGCCAAAATAAAAACAAAGTTATACAGTTTTCTCAGGTTGTTTGAAGGTCAGTTTTTCTGGTAACTCATCGGGTTCCGTAATTTCACGTTTCTGCCGTGTTTGAGTATCGTAAGCTATTTTTCTACGGTAATCAGGAACGATTTCCCAGCACTTACTGTCTTCACTACGACAAACAGCCATATCATGAGAATCGGGAAGTTCTGGTGCATCAGGATAAGCTCCAGCTGATAAGCTGACGCCCAGCATGACATATTCAATATTAGAGTTGGTAAATTCCCTTGTGATTTGATTAGCGTGATAAACTTTTATCCAGCCGGCTTGAGTCGCTAATCCGTCTTTACCTAATACGGCTGTTTCATGTTCTAAAGAGTATTTTTGTTCAGTCATTATGCTGCTCTCACTATGTAGTTAAATGCGACGTTACGGGAACGGGTTTCGTTTGCTGTTCTTGCGACTCTGGATGCGTCAAATGTCCAGTCGCCCCCCCCCGCTATCCTGTCTCTCGTATGGCCTGCGAACGTAACATCGTAAAATGCAGCTTCAAATGCCCCGCTCGCACGTGCCATTTCAACGCCCTTTACCATGCCGATTGATCCTGTAACATTTTGCAGAGCATCCCCTTGCCACGAGCCGCACACTCGTCCGGAATCGACACCTCGTCTATCATCCCAACCACGAATAAATTCACCGCGCAAATCGGGTAGTGTCCCTGATGGATAAGCGGTTGCTAATTTCGGATAGATGGATTTATTAAATGATTGACCATTACATGCGAGATAGCCAGCAGGCACATTCGGTAATGGCCACGGAATTGGAGCACCAATTGGATAAATATCGTTTTCTCTTCCAGATAACAAATAAGAGTAGACTTTCCCTTTAACTGCTCCTTTGGGAACTTCGAATAATTCTGCTATCTTAAATAATTGGTTAACAGCTGCATTATCTGACACAAAAGCATTTAAAATTATTTTTTGAGCAAAAGGACCAATAAGTATATAAACATCATAGTTATCACCTGATGTATTAACAGTTGCTAAGTCAGTAGGTGCACCATCATTAGTTGTGTACATCACTGCATTGATTCCGTGGGGCACGCCATTTCCCGTTCTTAAAACTATATTAGTGATAGCGCATTGAACAAAACTCCCCACGTTGTACCCAGAACCGCCAATGATATTAATATTGATAGTGCTTACCACTTTCATTGTTACTTCAGCAATTTTTATCCAAGCTGCCGTCTGATACGTCAGATCAGAAATATATTGCTTACCCAGTAGGGCATTTTCCGCCCTTGCCACCGTTTCCAGCAAACCAACGTATTTCGTAATAGAGAAAAGTGTATTATAAGTGATAGATATGAAGAGGCTAGCATAGCAATATCTATACACTACAATTCTCACAGGTCCAGCATAAGTATTTGTTAAAGCAAGGAATGAAGAGGATCGGAAGATAATGAGGATATTTCTGGCTTCAACGTTATCGAAAAGGTACAGGTAAGCGACTGGTTAATGGTCTCAGCTGCTCTTTGTCATCCCACAACCCTGGAAACACTTCAAATTTCAGGTCGTCACGGTTAATACCTCTATCAAAATAGCGACAAAGACGCTCTTGAAGACTGCTATGTGCCCACATATTGGTGAGCTCATATTTTTCGATAATCTCTCGATCTTCCGGTAGCGATAAATCCTCTTTTAGCACAGGAGCAAGCGTAGTGCCAATATTACCCCCTAAACCAATATCAATCAGTTTGCCACCCAAGAAAGAGAAGCTGTCCCTGTGACCAAGATAGTGACCGATATCCATTGAAGTATAGGCTTCAATCCAATAATTATCATAGGATTGAAGATTAGGGATAACCGATTTATCCTTGATTTTATCCTGTACTAGGAACTTATTGACAGTATTGACAACAAAAACTCGAAACAAGATATTAACCTCGTTAAGGTCAATATCTTTCCATATACCATTCGTATTACTGATATCATAAAAGCGCATTTCTGCCCGATTCAGCATTTGTCCAATGGTATACAGATT